GTTATGTATCCAGATTATTTAATTTCGAGCATGAGAAGAAATGTGCGTGCTCACCACAATCAATTGTCAGAGGAGTATATTTTGTCAATGACAGACGATGTGCTTTATTCTTACAACCACCCGATAGAAAGGGAAGACATTGACAGGGAAATGAACAACTTAAAAACCCAAAAAACCAAAAGTTATGAACACAATCAATAAACAATTCCATTTTTGCGCAGCACATCATTTGACTGGGCTTCCAGAAGATCATCCATGCGGCAGACAGCATGGGCACAATTACATTGTAATTGTAGAACTTTCAAGCGCAAAACTAGATAATCATAGTTTTGTTCAAGATTACAATGATCTTAAACCTATCAAAAGTTTTATTGATGATGTCTTAGATCATAGAGATTTGAATACATTGGCAGGCTCATTTCCATTGTTAGCACAACCAACAGCGGAAAATATTGCAAAGACTTTGTTCGATGCTTTTAAACCAAAATTTCCTTTGCTCCATGCCATCTCAGTAAAAGAAACTGATAAGACCATAGCACGGTATGAACCGGGATTTGATTAAAACATTAATAACTATGATTAAGACATTAATTTCAGGAAATCCTACTTTTAAGAAAGAATACCCTACCGACAATCCATATTTTTTAGAAGTTGCAGAATTCTTTATGAATACTGTACAAGGGGAAGGGGTAAATACTGGATGTGCTGCTGCATTTCTAAGAGTTCAGCGTTGTAGTATGAATTGTATATGGTGTGATACTCAGGAAGTTTGGAGATTTGGCAATCCATGGACGTTTGATGAATTATTCTTTCTAATGGAAGAAAGTGGACTTATGGATAACTTTCGGCAAGGACAACATCTTGTCTTAACAGGGGGAAGTCCTTTAAAACAACAAAAAGCATTATCTTTATTTTTGAATGACTTTTATGATAGGTATAATTTTTTACCTTATCTTGAAATAGAAAATGAATGTACTATTATGCCAAATGATTGGATGCAAACTCATATAGATTGTTGGAATAATAGTCCTAAGTTAAGTAATTCTGGAAACTTAGATATTGTACGGCATCAACCGGGTTTGCTACAAAAGTTATCAGCATTAAATAATAGCTGGTTTAAATTTGTAGTAACTAATGATAAAGATTGGAAAGAGATTCAAACTGATTTCTTGGACAAGGGTTTGATAAAACGTAAACAGATCATGTTAATGCCACAAGGAGCAACAAGGGAGGAACTCCATGCCAATAGGGATAAAGTAGTGCAAATGACAATACGTGAAAACGTGAGATTTTCTGACCGCTTTCATATTGAATTGTGGGATAAAAAAACTGGTGTGTAACCGTCATATAGAAAGGGGCGGTTTATTTTAATCATGAATTATTTAACTTAAATTGTAGAAAAATGAAGAATTTGAAAGCTGCTGCGAAAGAGATTAATGAAATCTTAAAGCCAGAACCACTTGTTTCCATAAAGGTGGGTATTAACAAAGCTGATATAACAGGGGAACTGTTAGAATTGTCAGAAGAGATTGAAGAAGGGGATAGTTTCAGTGATGAGACTTTAAGCACTTTGGAAAGTATTGGTGCTAAATTCGATTGGAGGAAAGCAAAAGAAGAGGAAGAAGAAGAAGAGATTGAAGAAGAAGAGGAAGAAGAAGAAGAGATTGAAGAAGAAGAGGAGGAAGAAGAAGAGGAAGAGGAAGAAGAGGAAGATACCGCAGAAAAAACCGAGGAAAAAGCTGAGGGAAAAGCCAAGGAAAAAGCTGAGAAAGAGGACAAAAAACCAAAGGCCGGGGCAAAGGAAAAAGACAAAAAGAAAACTACCAAAGAGGACAAAAAACCAAAGGCCACGGTAGAGACAAAGGACGACACCAAAAGTGCAAAGAAAGAGCCAAAGAAAGACAAAAAACCACGGTACAGCCGAGGCGCTGCTCTTATTGATGCACTTTCAAAGGGTGGGGCCCGTGGGGACTTGATCACTCTTATTGACGACCTTTATGAAAAAAATGGTGGACAACGAAATGCTAATGGTGCAAAAGTAATGCTTGACATTCATATACCTGTCTTGAAACTGGCTGGTTGCTTGGAAGAAAAGAATGGCAAATTAAAATTAGTTAAGTAGTCCTATGTGTTCTATTTGCGGAGGCACTTCCTGGGATCCAATTGCTAAAACAATTTGGCAAAATGCTAAAGATAGAGGCAGAGATGATTCCGGGAAGTTTCATCAATCTAGGGGAAGTTGGATAGGCAACCATCGTGCCACACCAACAACAGAAGTTGTTTGTCCTATTGAAAAACAACCAGTTGGAGACAAAATTAAGATTGTGTTTAACGGGATAATCAGCAATGACACCGAACTAGGAATCCAAGATGGGGAAGCAGACACAAGTGTTTTACCCCGTGTTTTGGATTTTAAAACCTTTAATTCCTTTTTAAACTCTGTACAGAATATACTGGTTGGGAGTTATGCAATAGCTGTATTAATGCCAACAGGGCGTTTCTGGTTGGCTTGTAACTATAAACCTATTTGGTATGCAGAAGACGAGGGGGAATTTTATTTTTCGTCACTGGAACAGCATTTTGATAATACTGATTTAGTCCCGAGAAGAATGAAGCCTTATACAGCTATGCGAGCAGGGTATAAATATTTTCCTAATAGGACTACACCACTATACCGTAAACAAGAAGAAAAAGCTCTTGTTATTTGTTCTGCAGGACTTGATTCTACCACAGTTGCTTCCGTTGCTTGTAAAAAACATGGTTCTAAAAACGTAACTTTAATGCATTATGATTATGGATGCAAGGCTACGACAAAGGAAATGGAAGCCATACCTAAGATTGCAGAATATTTAGGCTGCAAATATGTAATTCAAAAAATGCCTTCTTTTGGTGGCAGTAGTTTGCTAGATGCAAGCGCAGAGATTACAAAAGGTATTAAAGGAGCAGAGTATGCCCATGAGTGGGTTCCTGCCCGTAACCTTGTGATGCTGTCCCTTACAACTGCTTATGCAGAATCTAAAGGGTATGGTCATATTTATCTTGGCACAAACTTAGAAGAGGCCGGGGCTTACCCTGACAATGAAGAACAGTTCATTTTGGATTTTAATAACCTGCTTTATGGTGCTGTTCAAAATGGTGTAAAAATTGAAGTGCACACACCTTTAGGTGGTCTTATGAAACATGAGGTTGTTAAATTAGGCCAAAAGTTAGAGACACCTTATCATCTTACATGGAGTTGTTACCATGGAAAGGAAATGCATTGTGGTGAATGTGGCCCTTGTTTTATGAGGCGTACTGCATTCGAAAGAAATGGTCTTACAGATCCAGTGGCTTTTAAAAAACGTCTTCCTAATTTTAACAAATAATAATCCATTTATGTGTGAAAATTGTAATAACAAAAAGAATTTGGCAACACCCTATGATCCATTAATGGCCTTTGGCGATGGCCCAACAAGGGGAAGGGCTTTAGAAACAGTCTATGATCAATTAATGGCCGTTGGCGATGACCCAACAAGGGAAGGGATTTTAGAAACTCCAAAGAGAGTTGTAAAAATGTGGGATGAAATCTATAAAGGGTATAAGCAAAACCCTGAAGATATTTTTAAAACCTTTGATAAAGGTACTTATGACCAGATGGTTGTGTTGCGTGGTAGTGAGCTTTACAGCATGTGTGAACACCACATGTTGCCTTTCTTTGGCAAAGTGCATGTGGCTTATATTCCTAATGAGAAAGTAATTGGGATCAGTAAGTTGGCCCGTTTGGTAGATATTTTTTCTAAGCGGTTGCAAATCCAAGAAAGAATTGGGGAACAAGTCACAACAGCCATCATGAAATATTTGAAACCAAAAGGAGCGGCTTGTGTAATTGAAGCAACTCATTTATGTATGAAGATGCGTGGTGTGGAAAAACAAAACTCTATCATGGTAACATCCAGTTTAAAAGGGGAATTTCTGGACAACCCAAGTGCAAAGCAAGAGTTTTTAACATTCATTCAAATGACCAAATAATGAAAATTTATTTCGCCGGAACAACAGGCACAGAGGTAAGGGAGAAGATTTTGCAGAAAATGATTAAAAGAAGGCTTCTCTCTTACTTCTATATGGATAAAGGTCTGGCTGTTTCTTATGGTTATGACCTTATTAAAAAAAGCAAAACGGAATGTGATGCAAAAACCAAAACAGTTGAATTATTTATGGATTCCGGGGCCTTTAGTGCTTTTACTAAAGACACAGAAGTAAACCTCAAAGAATACATTGACTTTTTGAAAGGGAACAAACACATTATAGATATTTATGCAAATTTAGATGTTATTGGTGAGAATGGTGGGGCTGCAGATGAAAACTCTGCTAAAAAAACTTTACAAAACCAACGCAGGATGGAAAAAGCAGGGCTGAGCCCTTTGCCAGTTTTTCATTACGGGGAGCCTTACAAATACCTTGAATACTACATAGAAAAGTACAAATACATTGCGCTCGGTGGTTTGGTAGGAGCAAACACAGGCAAGCTTGTTTCGTGGCTTGATGTGTGCTTTTCTAAATACATTTGTGGGCCTGACGGTTTGCCAAAAATAAAAATACATGCTTTCGGTGTTACAAGCTTGCGATTAATGCTTCGTTACCCATGGTACTCAGTCGATAGTACCAGTTGGGTTATGATGGGGCGTAATGGAATGATAATGGTTCCTATTTACAGGGATGGTCATTATATTTATGATGAAAATAGTTGGAAATTAGGGGTGTCTAATCGTAGTTCTGACTTATCTAAAAAAGGCCAACACATTCAAAACATATCCAAGCGGAAAAAGGAGATGGCTTTGAACTACATACACCAAAAAGGCTACAAGCTTGGAAACTCTGAATTTAAAACAGTCGATGAGAAGTACAAACCACAGGATAATGAAAGATGGGCTGATAAAAAACTAATAGGGGCTAAAAAACGGTTATTAGAAATTGTTTTAGAACCCGGACTGTCTAATAAATACACTTTAAGGGACGAGCTAAACATCATTTATTTTAATGACTTAGAGGCTCAATGGAAAAAATGGCCATGGTCTTTCTCACGAGTTACTAACAACTGTAAATTATTTTGATATGGAAACACAGGAATTGATTAATGCTCTGACTATTGTTAAGCCGGGGTTAAGCAACAAAGAAATCATTGAACAATCCACAGACTTTGCTTTCTGTAATGGTATGGTGGTTACATACAACGATGAAATAAGTGTCCGACATCCAATTGATTTGGAAATTGAGGGTGCTGTAAAGGCAGATGAGTTTTACAAGTTTTTGAACAAAACCAAAGCTAAAAAAGTTTTATTCAAACAGGAAGGCAATAAGATTTTAATGAAAGCAGGGCGTAGTAAAGTAACATTGAATGTGAAAGAGGTTGCGTTGGACTTGTCAGAAATACAAACAAAAAAGAAATGGGAAGACTTCAATGCAGATTTATTTTCCGCAGCAGAGTTTGTTTCTTTTGCAGCCTCTAAAGATGCCAGTACACCTGCACTTACTTGTGTTCATTTTAGACCCGGCTTGGTAGAAGCTACGGACAAATACAGAGTTGCTGTTTTTGAATGTGATGTTGACAAAGAATTCTTACTTCCTGCTGATCTGCTGCCTATACTTAAAAAAATAAACCCGGCCCAAATCTGTATGCAAAATGAGTGGGTGCATTTTCGCAATGAAAGTGGCACAGAATTAAGCAGCCGTGTATTATCGGCACAATACCCTGACTTAAACAAAATATGGATTGAAGGGGCACAAGAATTGCAATTACCGGACAAGCTTTTGGATATTGTGGAACGGGCTGCTGTTTTTGCATCGGATGATTTTGAATATGATAGAATGTTAGATTTAAAAATTGTTGGCAACTTGGTAACAGTAAATTCTAAATCTGAGTCAAGCGAGTTTGAAGAGACTACAAAAATAGAATATGATGGCCCGGAATTAAAGTTCCGTATTGTTGTGACAGTTTTGTATGACATTTTGAAGAAAGAGGCCAGCACAGTTTTAATTAAAGGCCACAAAATTCAATTTGAAGGAGACGGTTGGAAATATCTAGGCTTACTTAAAGTACAATAATATGGATGGTTTTACACTTTTTGAAGGATACAATGAAGAGAAGAAGTATAGTTGTGTGTCCTGTGGACTTTACAAATATTGCAGCAGTCCAAAGATGCCCCCTACTGGTAAGTTTAAAAAGAAAATACTTATCGTAGGGAGCAGCCCTGCTCAAATTGATGATGTGCATGGTCAACATTTTGTTGGTAAAGATGGCAGGTCTTTAAAAAAGATCTTAGAAAGAAATAACATTTCTTTAGAGGAGGATTGTTTATCTGTTAATGCAGTACGTTGTTTTACCAAAAATGATATTTCTAAAATTAATTTGGAAGCTTGTCGGTCAAAAACAATACAAGTTATTGAACAACACAAGCCTCATATCATTATTCTTGTAGGCAACCTTGCTATACAATCTGTAATAGCTTATAGGTGGAAAAAGAACTTTGACAAAATTGATAAATGGCGTGGTCATATTATACCAGATCAAGATTTTATGGCATGGGTTTGTCCTGTCTATGATCCTGCTACATTTTACAAAAATGAAATAGAGGCCACTACTATTTTAGAAAATGACATTGCTGCAATTGCTTCTAAATTACATAAAAAAGTACCTGTTTGCAAGGAACCAGACATTGAACAAATCACAGATCTTTCCCCTTTAAACAATATAAAAACAGGTGAGGTTGCATTTGATTATGAAACAACCGGACTAAAGCCACATGCAAAAGGACATAGAATCATTTGTGCTTCTGTGGCAGACACACCCGACCATGTTTATACTTTTTTAATGCCAGCAAGCCACAAAAAGAGAAAGCCTTTTGTTGATCTCTTACAAAGGAGGGCAGTTTACAAAATGGCCCACAATATGAAGTTTGAAGACAATTGGACAAATGTAAGATTAGGCATTAGTATTGACGGTTGGATGTTTGATAGCCAAATAGCAGCGCACCAGATAGACAATAGAGCTGGTATCACTGGTCTGAAATTTCAAACTTATGTGAGGTTGGGTGTTGTAGATTATGATAGCGATGTTAGTCCATTTTTGAAATCAGTAGATGGCACGAGCAACGGGTTTAATCGTATTATTGAGTTTATGAACAAAAATAAAGAGAATGAAGAAAAGGTTTTAAAATACTGTGCTTATGATAGTGTTTATGAGTACAGGATTGCAATGATGCAAAAAAAGGAAATGGGATATGATTTTTTGCCATTTTAAAAGACATTAAAATTTATAACTATGTTAATGCACCCAAACACAACGGAAGCTTACGATCTATTTCATAATGGAACTTTAGCACTTGCAGAGGTAGAACGCAATGGCATCCGAATTGATATGGATTTTCTAAATGAGCAGCGCAGGAGATTGACCAAGAAAATTAAAATGACAGAGAAAGATTTTAAAATATCTGCCTTTTACAAGGAATGGCAAAGGTCAACTAGAACTCCTGTTAATATCAATTCTGACGTACAACTTGCCCGTTATTTATACAAACACAAACAAATAGAACCTTCAAAAACTACCAAAAGTGGAAAAGGCTCTACTGATGACGAAACTCTAAAAGCTTTAAAAATACCTGAGCTGGATAAGTTACTCAGAATAAGAAAGCTTAAAAAAATACGAGACACTTACTTAGAATCCTTTGCCCGGGAAGAAGTCAACGGGCTCCTCCATCCTAATTTTTTATTAAACTTTGTCCGTACTTTTCGAGGCAGCTCTGCCAACCCAAACTTCCAAAACGTCCCTAAAAGGGAACAAGAGGCTATGCTTATTACTAGAAAATGTTTGTTTCCTAGAGTTGGGCATAGGTTGATGGAATTGGATTTTGGTAGCCTCGAGGTTAGAATTGCCGCAGCATATCACAAAGATCCTACTATGCTTAAATATCTTAGGGAAGGGCATGATATGCACGGAGACATTGCAAAGCAAATATTCTTTTTAGACAAATTTGATAAAAGCATACCAAGTCACGACAAACTAAGAAAGGCTGCTAAAAACGGTTTTGTGTTTGCTGAGTTTTATGGAGACTGGTATAAAAAATGCGCTGCCAACCTAGCTTGTACATGGGGTCAACTACCAAAAGGAAAGTGGAAATCTGGACAAGGAATTTTGTTTGAAGACGGGCACAGTTTAGCCGACCACCTTAAACAAAATGGTATTGGCAGCCTATCTGCTTTTGAAGACCATTTAGAAAAGATAGAAGAGCATTTCTGGAATAAACGATTCCCAGTTTACCGTGACTGGAAAGAGACTCATTGGAAGAAGTATCAACAAACGGGTTATATTGATTTTTATACAGGTTTCCGGTGCTCTGGTTTAATGTCAAAAAATGATGTTATTAACTACCCGGTACAAGGTGCTGCTTTTCATTGTTTGCTTTGGGCTTTAATAAGAATTAACTTTTTGCTAAAACAATATAAAATGGAAAGTCGTATAATTGGACAAATTCATGATGCTATTGTTTTCGATGTTCATCCAGATGAGGTAGAGGATGTAATAAGAATAAGTAAAAAAGAAATGGTCGAATTGCTACCCAAACATTATAGCTGGATAAACACGCCATTGACGGTTGAAGCCGATTTAGGCCCTGTCGATGGAAGTTGGGCAAGCTTAAAAAGTTACAAAATTTCCTAATAAAAAAACTCGAATTACGTATAATAAGCTAAATTGAGCAAAAATGACGACAACAACTAAAAAAATTGATGAAAACGACATCGTAAGGTCACAAGCTTTCAGGGTTTTAAAAAACGATATGCTTTCCTTACTATCCAAAACAGGGCAGGATAAAGATGTTGCTTATGCTTTTGGCATGGGGGAAAACACCAAAGACTTTTTAACAAAAAATGATCTCAAAAACTTTTTTATTATTATGAAGTCTTTGACAGCGCCTACAAAAGCCGACAAGATTCAAATTTTATTAAACTCTTCCGAAAGCATAGAGGAGTTTACTTTGAAACTTGTTCTATTGTCTCACTTAAATGAAGAACTGCCATAATGAGTTTATATAAAAAATACCGTCCAGAAACATTAGAGGGTTTTCAAGGTAATGAGAATATTGTAGTATCCCTCGAGACAAACCTTGAAAACTTAACAAACTTCCCACATTCTGTTTTATTTCATGGGCCTACTGGCTGCGGTAAAACAACTTTGGCCCGGATATGTGCCAAAGGTTTAAATGTGGGAGATTCTGATATTAAGGAAATTGACTCTGCTCAATTTCGTGGTATTGACACAGTACGGGAAATAAGAAAACAAAGTCAATATGCACCAATGGCTGGAAGTCGTAGGGTTTGGATAATTGACGAAGTGCATAAGCTTACCAATGATGCACAAAATGCCTTTCTTAAAATCCTGGAAGAGACTCCTAAGCACGTTTACTTCTTTTTATGCACCACCGAGCCAAACAAACTTATCCCGGCTATTAAAAACAGGTGCATTGATTACCAGGTCACCCCTCTGTCTGAACGAGAAATGATGAAGCTTTTGCGTAAAGTGACAAGGGCAGAAGACGAGAATTTAGAAAGAAAAGTTTTTGATCAGATAGTTCGAGATTCTTTTGGTCACAGTCGCAATGCGCTCCAAATATTAGAAAAGGTATTCTCTGTACCACAAGAGAAAAGGCTTGAAATGGCAATGAAAGCTGCCGAACAACAAAGTCAAAGTATAGAGCTATGCCGGGCACTTTTACGCAAAGCAGGGTGGAAAGAAATACGTTTAATACTATCTGGTTTAAAAGAGGAAGATCCAGAAGGAATACGTAGGCATGTATTGGCATATTTAACAACTGTTTTGTTAAATGAGGAAAGCAGTTTAGCCGCTGCCATTATGGAAGACTTTTTGGAGCCGTTTTACAATTCTGGATTTTCTGGGCTTGTTTATGCTTGTTACAGAACCACAATAATGGAATAGAAATGACAGATGCAGAATTATACATGGCTCTCCGGGACAGAGGGGATATTATTGAGGAAAGAGTGGCCTTTCCTGGCCACAAACTTATCCTGACTCTTACAAATGGTGAGATAGAATTGCCATGGTCAAAGGAAATTAAAAACGTATTTTTGAGATGAAAACAGAAAAAGAAACAAGAGATAAAATTTCAATAAAATGATCCCAACCGTCGAAGAAATAGAAGTTGCTTTGTCAGTGCATTTTGATATTAAAAAGTGTATTTGTATGCCCCAACTTATTATGTTTTTCGGACATGAAATTGATTTTTTGGCTGTGAGGCAAACAGGTTATGCGATAGAGGTGGAAATAAAACGGTCTTTGTCAGATACGAAGGCAGAAGCCAGAAAAAAACACAATCACGAAAGTAACAAAGTAGTTGAATTCTATTATTGCTTTCCAAAAGATATTTTAGAACAATGCACTCCATTTGTACCGGATAGGGCTGGAATATTGTCGATTGTGCATAATGGGTATAGGTGGAAGGTTTCTGTAGTGAAAAGTCCTAAAAGGCACAAAGAAGCTGTAAAATTAACAACTAAAGAGGTTGGCAAAATATTAAGGTATTCTAATTACCGCATCTGGGGACTTAAGAAAAAAATTGTTAAACTAAAAAAGAAAACGCTATGCACAAGTATCAAGAACAAGTAAATCAACTATCTAAAAAAATGGGGGTAAAAATACCAGTCCTATTTTCAAGTCTTCCTCCTTCTTCTTATTCTCATCATCATGTGGATATTATCCAAGCTGATGCGAATTTAAGCGCAGCTGATCCAGAATATGATTATGAGGAATGCACTTACAAAGGGGAATTGTGTTCTATGTCAGAGTACATAAACATAAAATTTGGAAAAGACATCCACGAAGAATTTAGTGCTCTACTTAGAAATGGTGGTCAACTTGAAAAGCCCGAAATCAATGACTAACAAAGAAAGAGAACAAAGAATTGATAAACTATCAGATCTTTTTGGGTTTGAACTTCCAATTGATAAATGGATTTCAAGTTTTTTGAACAGACCCTCCATTAATGTTCCAGCTACTGCTAGATTTTTTGGGCAAAAGGATCCGGAATACAATGACCGTTCTTATGTTTACAGAGGTGAGCCAAACGTACCGCTCAGTAATTACATTGAGAAAAAGTATGGCAAAGATGTTGCAAATGAATTTAATTTAATAATGTGATGGAAATTAATTACAGTAAATTGGTCAGCATAGATGATCAGGCTCTTGACATCGAATGGTTAGAGCAGTCTAGGAACATGCTAAAAGTTACACACATGTCCGCAGATAGACGGGCGGAAATGGATAAAGTCGCAGACGCTCTTGATCTTGAGTTTGCTGTGTTAGATAAAAAAGTCCGTGCAAATCCAGAAAAATATGAATTGGACAAAGTGACAGATGCTATTGTGAAAAATGCTATTGTACGGGAAGAAAGTTACATTGCTGCCAAACAGGAATATTTGAATGCAAAGTATGAGTATGACCTTTCCAAAGGAGCTGTACAGGCTATGGAACAAAAAAAGTCTGCATTAGAAGGACTTGTTAAGCTTTTCATGAACCAATACTTTGCTGGGCCATCTGTCCCTCGTGACTTGCAAGCTGAGTTGCTGAATAAAAGAAAGGAACAAGAACAGCAGAAAACAATAAATAAAGGAATTACAAACAAACTAAAACGGAGAAAAACTAAAAATGAAGATATTTAAAAATAAAAAAAATGCAACGGTGGGTGTTTTTTTGCTCCTCTTGTATACTCCATGGGTAATGGTTTCTATGGCTTATATAGAAAATTCAAATTGGCTCACTCATATTGGGGTTTGCGCTTTGGTTACTTTTGTGGGTGTAGTTGCTTCCCAAATTGGGGAAAATGATAATAATAATTAAATAAATTTTGTTATGGTTAAGAAAAGAAACAGTGGTTTTTCTTTTAAAGGAAAAATTGGAAAAGATGTGGCTGCTAAAGAGGCACAAGCTAATTCCTATGGATATTTGAATATCCCAAGAAAGGTGTCTGTGTACAAAGCGGAACCAGATTCCAAAGTAAGGTTTGATGTAATACCTTACATTATTACAGACAAACGACACCCGGACAAATTGGAAACTGATGGTGTTGCTTTAGAAGGCGACCCATGGTACAAACGTCCTTTTAAAATACACAGAAACATTGGCCCGGGAAGAGGCCAGACTATTGTTTGTCCTACGTCAATTGGAAAAAAATGCCCTGTTTGTGAATATAGGACAAAGTTGTTTGCTGAAGGTGACAAAGAAGAAGCAAAAATTTATAACGTTTCAAAACGTGTGCTGTACAATATTATTCCGCTTGAGCATACAAAAATTGAGGAAAAACCGCATATCTTTGATATCAGCGCAGCTATGTTCCAACAATTGCTTGGTCAGGAATTGAAGGAAAAAGAATGGGCAGAAGCATTTCCTAGCTTAGAAGAGGGTTATTCCCTTTATGTCCGGTTTGTGTCCAAAACAATTGGAACAAGCAAGCCATTTGCGGAAGCCACTCGTATTGACTTTGAAGAAAGGGAGCATGCATACGATGAGTCTATTATGGATGACGTTGCCAACTTAGATGAGCTTTTGATTGTAAAAACATATAAAGAGTTAGAAGCTTTATTGTTTGAAATTGAAGATGAGGACGTTGCCGATGATGACATCGTTACCGAGGACACCGAGGAAGAGGAAGAGCCCACTTCTGCCCGCAAGAAGAAAACTATGCAGAAGAAAGAAGAGGAAGAGGAAGAGGAAGAGGAAGAGGAAGAGGAAGA